CATCTGGGATGGCCAACGACACCGGAAAACCCACCACCACGTCACCGTCGAACACGGCCTACTCCGCCAGCTCTACAACGCCGCCATCATCCCCACCATCACCGGCACCGACGAGGGCGGCGGCACCATCCCCCGCAGCCGGCCACCCCTCGAAGTCGAAGCCCTGTCCCGGCACCAGCAGATCACCACGACAGCGCACGGCTGGTGCACTGGCCTTGGCCTCCAAACCCGGGCCACCGCTGAGTCCAACATCCGGGCCCTCGTCGGCGCCGCCGGCAACCTCGAGGAAACCCACCAGAAGCTCCTCCTCGCCGACCTGCGACGGTGGACCGGCTGGTGCCGCGTCTACCTCGGCCTGGAACAGGTCCGGCGTATCCCCGGCGTCCGCTGCCCGATCTCCGCCTGCAACCAGTTGGGCACGTTGCGGATCAACCTGACCACCTCCCACGGCCTGTGCACCGCCTGCGGCGCCACCTGGAACCGAGACACCATCGGCGTACTCGCCGAACACATCAAGACCAACCGGGCGGCGGCACGCGAGGCCGCCGAGATGGGAGCATGAGCCGATGAGCGAGACAGTCAAGGTCCAGGTCAACACCGAGGCCGAGATGTATCCCGTACTCGACATCCGCGAGGGCGACAGCCAGTTCGAGATCCCCGCCGCGCTGCTGGCCGCGCTCACTCACGCCCAGAAGGCCGTGGCCGCCGCCGAGACCGCGATCATGGAGTACATCGGCGCGGCGTACCCAGGTCCGACCGCTGTCCACGAGTGGCTGGAGGACGCCGCCCTCGAAACCGCGCAGGCCAGCTACGCCGCCGAGCACCCCGACGGACCCGAATGGCGACTCGTGCCCGTGCGAGAGCGCCAGCGGCTCATCGATGCCGCCAAGGTCCGGTGACCGGCGTGGACGAGCTCCTCACTTGGCTCCGGCAGCAGCTGGACGAGGACGAGCGGATGGCCCGCGCTGCTGCCGATCTTGCCAAGACGGCCGACTGGTGGGCCAGCGCCGAGGGCAGGGTGCACGACGCCAACGCCCCGGGCTGTCGCAATCTGCTCGGCGGAGAGTATGCCTGGAGCCTCGACGACATCGGCGCCCACATCGCCCGCTGGGATCCGGCCCGCGTGCTGGCCAAGGTCAAGGCCGATCGGCGCATCCTGGAGATCCATCACCACATCGAGTGCAAGCACGACAACTACGGCCCAAGCGGGGACTGCGCGGAGTGCGGGAACGAGTACCCGTGCGAAACGGTCCACCTGCTCGCCCAGGCGTACGCCGGACAGCCCGGCTGGCGAGAGGAATGGCGGATCGATGTGTGACAGCTGCTGGCGCGACGCCGGCTCACCCACCGAGCGCACGCCCGACACCGCGCGCCTGGTCGAGCTGATCGGCAAGCTCTACGAGATCCACGCCACCGGCGGACCGCTCCACAGCGTCCTCGACGACTGGAACCTCGACACCGCGGTGATCGAGCCGTACTACGACGGCTGGCGAGCCGAGGACCTTGACGCGCTCTGGTACGGCGACATCCCGTTCGCCGAGCTGGACCCGCTGGCGCCCGCCGTGGTCGAGCGGCTCGGGGTGAGCACGCGGGCGCTGTGCGACGAGATCGCGGCGCTGCTGAACGCCATGACCGTGACGCAGCGGATCTCGGCGCTGGCGTACGCGGATGGGTTCGCGAGCTAGGAAAGGCCTTACTTCGATCTATCCGTCTGCTCGTCTCGACGGATGGCCGCAAGCCGCCGCTCGATGTACCCGTTGTGCTCCCGTAGGGCCGCTTCGACGTAGGCCGTGAGGTTGCCCTTGGGCTTGCCGTCCAGCGCTGCCAACTCGTCCGCGAGCCGCTGGCTGCGATCCCAGATCGGGCCCATGCGCAATGTGCGGAGCTTCTTCTGTCCGGTGGTCGAGCCCTTCGGCCGGCCACCTCGGTTGCGCGGCGCCTCGTCTGTCATGCCGCAAGCGTATACACAAAAAACTTCCCTGACAAGGCCATATGGGCTTGCGCTGAGGCTCTCCCTGAGCTAGACTTTGTATATACAGAGAACGACGAAGACCAGGGAGAACGAAATGGACGCCAAGGTCAAGATGATCCAGATGATCGAGAAGCTCGGCGGCAACGAGGACCAGATCCTCAACTTGATCGAGAAGCTCACCGAGCAGGTCCGGGCCGACATGAAGGACGACATCCTGATCGAGCTCAAGGCGATGGGCCGGGACGAGACCCTCAGCGACGCGGCCGACATGATCAGGTCGAACTTCTGAGAGGCCAGGGCCGGGAAACCGGCCCTCTCTTTATGCCCCGGAATGACACGTTTCAAACCGGGCTACTTGACGCTGGCTAGATCACCAGGCGAAGATTGCCGCAAGTGAACCCTGCCCGGGAACAAACCGGCGCAGGGTTTCTGCATTCCCAGGGGGTTGGGCAGATGGCTCTCCGGGTGTGCGCATGCGTGGGCTGCGCAGCGCACCCCGGAAGCTGCCCCGAACTCACCCCAGCCCGACACTGCGAGGACTGCGCACGACAGCGCGAGCAGACACGAGGCAGCAGACAACAGCGCGGATACGACGCCGAGCACGACACGCTGCGCCGCAAGTGGAAGCCCAAGGTCGAACGCTGCACCGTCCACTGCCACGCCGAGACATGCCTCATGACCAGCGGCCGGCTCATCCTGCCCCAACACGCGTGGGACCTGGGCCACACAGCAGACCGCACCGCATGGACAGGGCCAGAGCACGCGGCATGCAACCGCAGTGCCGGCGGAAAGGCAGCGCACAGCCAATGACCAGCACCGTCATCGTCGAGTCAGAGCGATACGACGAGACACTGCGCTTGGTCGGTGACGAAGACTGCGGCGTCAGCGTGGACTGCAAGCTGTGTGACCGACGCGGACTGCCCATCGCCTACCTGCTCACCTACGACGGCGACACCACCTACGCAGGCAACGCCGACGTCCAGCGTGTGCACACCATCACCGCGCTGATCGACGCAGGCCAACAGCACCTGTGGCAGCTTCACGCAGCGTGACCATGGGGTGGGGGAGACCCCCAACAGCCAGGGGCCGCAGTACCGCCGGGGAGGGCGCTCCCTGGTCAGCAGGGTTGGAACTTTCCGACCGTCACGCGATGTGACGGTCTACCCGACGCCGCGCGATGCGGCCGAAGGAGATGAACGCCATGCCGAAGGGCACCAACACCAATTCCGGCCCACCGCCGGACCCGAACTCGCTGAACTCCGCCCGCCGCGGCCTGGTCTTCACCGCGTTGCCGGCCGAGGGCTACGACGGCGGCGCTCCGGAGTTCCCGCTACCGGAGTGCACGTACAACGAGACGTCGCTGTGGCTGTGGGCGTGGAGGCAGCCCCAGGCGGCCGCGTGGGCCAAGGAGCCGTGGCGCTGGCCGAACGTGGCCTTGTGGGTGCGGACCTTCATCAAGTGTGCTGCTGAGGACGCCAAGGCTGCCGAGGTGAACAGCCTGCACCGGCTCGCCGACGAGATCGGCATGAGTACGTCCGGCCTCCGGCTGAACGGCTGGAAGATCGCCTCCGACCAGCTGGCCGAGAAGCGCGCTGAGAAGGCTCCGACTCCGGCCGCGCCGAGCGCGCGGGACCGGATGAAGGCGCTTCGTGGCGCCGCCGGCCAGTAGGCCGTCACTCGGGCCGCTCAACTGTTGCTGGATCGAGGCTCACTGCGTCATCCCGGACCGGGATGACCGCGGGAAGCCGTTCCGGCTCTACGACGAGCAGCTGACGTTCTTCGACCGGCACTACGAGCTGAAGCCGACCGCCCAGGTCGGCCAGCTGGCCCCCGCGTTCGTCCACCGGCGTTCGCTGCTGGTCCGCCCGCAGAAGTGGGGCAAGGGGCCGTTGACGGCGGCCCAGGTATGTACTGAGGGCGTCGGGCCGGCGCTGTTCGCCGGATGGGCCGAGGGCGGCGAGGTCTACGACTGCCGCGATCACGGCTGCGGCTGCGGCTGGTCGTACGAGTACGAGCCGGGCGAGCCGATGGGCCGTGCCTGGGCGACACCGCTGATCCAGATCACGGCGCTATCGGAGGAGCAGACCGAGAACATCTATGGCGCGTTGCGCCCGATGATCGAGTACGGGCCGCTCGCCGAGGTCATCCCGCGCACCGGCGAGGAGTTCATCCGCCTTCCCGGCGGCGGCCGGATCGACACGGTGACCAGTTCGGCTCAATCCCGGCTCGGGCAGCGCGTCACGTTCGTGCCGCAGGACGAGGTTGGCCTGTGGACGGCCACGAACAAGATGCTTCGGGTCGCCGACACCCAGTACCGCGGCCTCGCCGGCATGGGCGGCCGGGCGGTCCTGACGACGAACGGCTGGGATCCGGCGGAGGCGTCGGTGGCGCAGCTGGCGTACGAGTCGCCGGCGACGGACATCCTGCGGGACTTCGTGCAGGCCCCGGCGAACCTGTCGTACGGCAACAAGGCCGAGCGGCGCAAGATCCACCGCATCGTCTACGGCGACTCGCTGAAGTCCCGCGGCGGCCACATCGACCTGGACTCGATCGAGGCAGAGGCTGCCGACCTGGCGGCCCGGGACATCGGCCAGGCTCAGCGCTTCTTCGGCAACATGATCGTCTACGGCGCTGGTTCGTGGCTCGACGGCGACCTCTGGGACGCCCGTGCGCGCCCGCGCGAGGTGCCTGCGGGTACCGCCGTGGTGGGTGGCTTCGACGGCTCCGACGTGGACGACTGGACGGTCCTGCGGCTGCAGACCGAGGACGGATACCAGTTCACCCCGCGCTACGGTCCCGACCGGCGGCCGGCGATGTGGAATCCGGCCGAGTTCAACGGCCAGGTACCCCGCCTCGAGGTCGCGGCCGCGATCGAGGAGGTCTTCGAGACCTTCCTGGTCGGCCGGCTCTATTACGACCCGCCCGGCTGGAAGTCCGAAGGCCAGGACTGGGAATCGAAGTACGGCGAGAAGGTCGCCATCCGCTGGGAGACCTACCGCCTCACGCAGATGCATGCTGCCGCGGTCCGGCTGCACACCGACGTCTGCAAGACGGACACCGATTTCACCCACGATGGCGACGCCCAGATCGCGGTCATGATCCGTAACGCCCGCAAGCTCGCCCGGCCGGGCATGCGGTACGTGCTCGGCAAACCGTCGCAGCAGCAGAAGATCGACGGCGTCATCAGCTCGATCCTGGCCAACGAAGCCGCCGGCGACGTGACCGCGGCCAAGCTCTGGCCAAAGAAGAAGTCCGGGCGGATGCTCGTTCTCAGATAGGGGGATTCGTGCTGCTGTCCCCCGACCAGTGGCTTGCCCGACTGATCCGGTCGCATTCTCCGCTGCTACCGCAGTTGAAGGACCTGAACGACTACTACGAGAACGACCCACCATTCTCGTACATGCATCCGGAGCTGATCCGCGAGCTTGACGGCCGGCTGCAGCAACTGCTGCTGAACTGGTCGGCGCTGGTCGTCGACACGGTCGAAGAACGCGCCGACCTCGAAGGTTTCCGGCTGGCGAACGCGGGCACGGCCGACAAGGACCTGTGGTCCATCTGGCAGGCCAACGACCTCGACGAGGCCAGCTCGCAGGCCCACGTCGACTCCCTGGTCTTCGGCAGGTCGTTCGCGATCGTCGGTGCCCCGGACGAGCCGGGTGATGAGCCGATCATCACGGTGGAGTCGCCGCTCGAGGTGCACGCCGAGTGGGATCCGCGTACCCGCGAGGTCGTGGCCGCGTACAAGACATGGTCGGAGGAGCTCGGCGACGGCTCGAAGGTCGAGCACGCCACGCTGTATCTGCCCGACGCGACGTCGTGGTGGGTGAAGCGGGCCGACGCCTGGGACATCGACGGCGAGTATCCGCCGGACGAGCACGGCCTGGGCATGGTTCCGGTCGTGCCGATCGTGAACCGTCCTCGCATCTCCCGATCGCGTAAGGGCTTCGGCGGGCCGGCCGGCGCGTCGGAGATGCAGGGTGTCATCCCGGTGGTCAACGCGGTCAACAAGATCGCTACGGACATGATGATCTCGGCCGAGTTCCACGCGATGCCTCGCCGCTGGGCGCTCGGCTTCGGCCCGGAGGACTTCCAGGACGAGAACGGCAATGTCGTGTCGACCTGGTCGAAGATCGCCGGCCGGATCTGGGCGTCGGAGAAGACCGCCACCGACGGGGCGGCCATCGGCCAGTTCCCTGAGGCGCAGCTGTCCAACTTCCACGACACGGTCAAGTTGCTCGCGACGATGACCGCGGCCCTCTACGGCCTTCCGGCGACGTACATGGGTCTCGCCTTCGACAACCCGCCGTCCGCTGACGGCATCCGCTCGCTGGAGGCCCGGCTGATCAAGCGGGCCGAACGGAAGCTGCGGGCCTGGGGCGGCTCGTGGGAATGCGTGATGCGCCTTGCCGACCGGATCACCACCGGCGTCGAGCGCGAGGAATTGGAGCAGCTGGAGACGCAGTGGGCGGACCCGGCGACACCGACGATCGCACAGAAGGCCGACGCCGCGGTGAAGCTATTCACGGCGGGGATCACGACCAAGCGGCAGGCGCGGGAGGATCTCGGCTACTCCGCCGAGCAGCAGGCCCGGATGTTGCAGGACGAGACCGACGAGGCGAACCAGACCGCGAGCCTGTTCAAGCTGCCCACGGCCGCCGAGCAGCAGGGTCGGCCAGTCGCTGCGCCGACACCGATGCCGGGCATGCCGATGCCGGGCATGCCGCCGAAGCCCGGCGACGTCAATGCTCCTGCCGCCTGATCTGCTCGACCTCGCCCGCCTGCATCGTGTCCGTCAGCAGGAACTCGCCCGCCGAGCCTCGGCGCTGGCCGGCCAGCTGTGGACGACCGTCGACCCGTCAGCCGCCGCCGCGTCGTGGCAGGGCCAGCCAGGGCCGGCCGCTGTCCGTGCGGTGACTCTCGCTCAGGTCGCCGCCGCGCAGGGCGCCGACGACTACGTGGCCGCGGCGCTCGCACACCAGAACGTCTCGGGCACCGCCGACGGGCAGACCTCAACCCAGGCGCTGTCCGGAGTCGCCTCCGACGGCCGGCCCCTCGATTCGCTGCTCGAGCAGCCCGCGCTTGAGGTCGACACGCTTACCGCCGGCGGCATGGACCCGTCGGCCGCCCAGGTGATCGGCGGCGCACACCTGGCCCGGATCATCGCCACGCAGATCGCTGACGCGGCCCGGGTTGCCACCGGTGTGGCAACTGTGGGACACCGCGGCGCGCACGGCTACATCCGGATGCTGTCGGCGCCGAGCTGCTCCCGGTGTGTCGTGTTGGCCGGCAAGTTCTACAAGACCAACCAGGGTTTCCGCCGGCATCCGTTGTGCGACTGCGTGCACATCCCGGCCGCCGAGAATCTGCACAGCGCACTGACCTCACCGCGCGCCTACTTCGACTCGCTCGATCCGGCCGAGCAGAACCGGGTCTTCACGACCGCTGGCGCCCAGGCGATCCGGGACGGCGCCGACGTCGGCCAGGTCGTCAATGCCCGTCGCGGAGCCGCCGGCCTGTCGACGGCGGGCGCTCGGGTTTCCGCCGAGGAGGCTGCCCGGCTACGCGCCGGCCGAAAGATCGGCCGGCTGCAACGGGTCGACGTCTTCGGTCAGAAGGTGTTCGTCACCCGCACCGGTGCGACCCGCGGGAAGCCCCGGCTGATGCCGGAGTCGATCTACGAGATCGCCAAGGACCGCGCGGAAGCCGTCCGGCTGCTGCGCCTGCACGGATACATCCTCTGACCTGGCGCGATGCCGGGTCATTTGCACGAGAGGTCGCGATGACCGACAAGTACACCTGGTTCACCCTGAGCCGGCACAACGAGCCGGACCCGCCCGCCGATCCGCCGACGGATCCACCTGTCGATCCTCCCGCCGATCCGCTCGGTGACGCGGGCAAGAAGGCGTTGCAGGAGGAGCGGGCGGCACGAAAGGCGGCCGAGAAGGCCCTGGCTGAGCGCGATGCGAAGCTGCGGGAGTTCGAGGACCGCGACAAGACCGAGACCGAGAAGCAGGTAGCGGCCCGCGAGGCTGCGGAGAAGCGTGCGGTCACCGCGACCGCCCGCGCGGTCCGGGCCGAGGTGAAGGCCGCGGCCGGCGAGTTCGCCGACCCGACCGACGCCGTGGCGCTGCTCGGTGACCTGTCGAAGTACGCCACCGGCGACGACATCGACGCCGACGCCATCACCGCGGACCTGACCGCCCTGCTGGAGCAGAAGCCGCACCTGCGCAAGGCGGCCGTGCGTACCGGCCCACGCCCGGATCCGTCGCAGGGTGGCGGACGCGAGGGTGGGCCGACGGACTTCAAGACCGCCGACTCCGCGGCCTTCGCCGCCGAGCTCGCCAAGTACGGCCTCCGACCGCAGTCCTACTCGTGATCCGAATCCGCGCCCGCCTGGGCGACGGAAGTACCTCGATCGAGGTCGACGGACACGAGCGGCATATCGAGCAGGGGCGCATCTGCGCCGCCGTCTCGGCCATCACCCAGACCGCCCTGCTCGGCCTCCAGCAGATCGCCGAACAGCATCCGGACATCGTGTCCATCGAGATCACGGAGAAGTAGATGACCCTGTCGACCCGCGCCCGCTGGTTCCGGCTCGATCGCCACGACGTGCGGTCGACGCTGCCGGCCGCCATCCAGGCGATCATGCAGAACGGCATCCTGGACCGCACCTTCCGCGACGCCCTCATCCCGCAGTTCCTGTTCCCCGCGATCGCCGACAGCGAGCCGTGGCAGGGCGGTCTGGGTGACACCCGGACCTTCACCCGCAAGGGCCTGATCGCCCCGACCACGACCCCGCTCGCGGGTGCCGACATTGCCGGCGCTTCGACGTACACGGTCGAGCAGTGGTCGGTCGTGATGGACCAGTACGGCATCAGCGTGGACACGAACATGCTGCAGTCGGCGATGACCCTGGCCAGCAAGTTCCTTGCGGACGTGCAGACCCTCGGCATCAACGCCGGCCAGTCGCTGAACCGGATCGCCCGCGCGAAGATGTACAACGCGTACATGGGCGGCCGGACCTGGGCCACCGCGGCGGCCAGCACTGACACGACCATCGCTGTGCAGGAGGTCGCCGGCTTCACCAAGGTCCTCGTCAACGGCGTGCCCACGGCGGTGTCCGCCGGCAACCCGCTGAACGTCACGATCAACGGTGTGGCCAACACGGTCACCGGCACGTCCGTCCAGTCCGGTCCGGGCAACCTGACCCTGGGCACCACCCGTGTGGACGTCGTCGGTGACCCGGTCATTTCGTCCAACGCGCCGACCTCGATCCGGCCCGGCGTCTCGCCGGCCGCGACCGCCTACCAGCTCACCGCGGGTACCGACGTGGCCACCCTGGCCACGTTCCGGGCGGCCGTCATCCGGCTGCGGAAGATGAACGTCCCCACCATGGGCGGCTACTACACGGCGCACATCCCGCCGGACACCGAGGCCGAACTGTTCGCCGACGCCGACTTCAAGCAGGCGCTGCAGGGACGGGTGGACTCGCCGATCTGGCGGGACCTGTCGATCGGCCGGTTCTCCGGCATCGACTGGGTCCGCAACATCGAATGCCCGACGGTGCTGGGCACCTCGACGCAGGCCGTCACCGTGTTCCGGCCCATCGTGGTCGGCGCCGGCTCGGTCGTCGCGGCACCGTTCGACGGTGTCGGCAGCCTGCTCGCCGGTACCGGCGTAGAGGACGTCCCGTCGGTCCGGATGATCCCGGCCGCGCCGTCCACGGAGGTCGCGCTGATCGTCCGCCCGCCGCAGGACCGTCTCCAGCAGGTCATCTCCACCTCCTGGTCGTACACCGGCGACTTCGGTGTGCCGTCCGACTCCGGCACCGGCGACACCGCGCTGTTCAAGCGTGCCGTCGTCATCGAACACATCTAGGAGAACGGGATGCCGCTGGTCATCACCCGGGACTGCCAGATCTACTGGAATTACCAGGTGTGCGCTCTGCCGAAGGGGACAGAGATCCCCGACGGGGAGTTCGCCACCTATCTCCGGTCGGCCGGCGGCGCCCCGATCGAGGAGATCCCGGACCGGCCGGCCGTCGACACCGACGGCGACGGCGTACCCGACGGCACGATCGGCCAGGTCGTCGAGTGGGTGGGCGCCGACCTGGACCGGGCTGCCCTGGCCCTGACGGCCGAGAAGGCCAAGGGCGACACCGCACGTTCCACGCTGGTCGCCGCTCTGACCAGGCTGCTGTCCGAGTGAACCGGAAGGCGAGCTGATGACATCGTTCGCGACGCCCGCTCAGCTCGCCTCCCGCATGCAATCGGACGTTGACACTGCCAGCGCCCAACTCGCGCTGGACAACGCGTGCGGGTTGATCAGGGCGATCTCCCGGCAGCAGTTCGACTTCGTCTCGCAGGAGACGATCACCCTGACCGGCTCCGGTCAGATCCTGGTCCTGCCGCAACGGCCGGCCGTGGTCGATACCGGCGCGAACCCGCTGACCGTCGTCGAGCTCGGCGACTTCGGCGCAATCAACTTCACACTGGTCGAGTCCCGCGACTTCGTCAGGGTCGGCAACGAGCTGACCCGCGGCTACCCGTTCTGGGCGAACACGTCGCGGCTGATGGGCTGGCCGCTGCGCCGGCCGATCGGTATCTGGGCGCCCCGGATCCAGGTCACCTACTCGCACGGCTACACGACGATCCCGGACGACGTCGTGGGCATGTGCCTGGACATCGCGCAGTCGATCTACTCCAACCCGGACGGTCTGCGCAGCGTTTCGATCGATGACTACACCGAGGTCCGGGCCACCGAACTGCTCGGCGCCGCGGCGGTCGAGTCCATCAAGGTTCGGCTCGGCGCGATGACCCGCCGACGCGGATCCTTCTCCATCGTCAACACCTGAGCAGGAGAGCGAGACAGCCCCATGTCCCTGACCGAATATGCCGTGCCGACTGGCGCGGCTGTCGCGCTGACGGCGGCGACCGCGAAGACCACGCTGGCGGTGATCGCGCCTGCCACATTCGGCGTGGATCTGCGCCGGTTCTCCATCTCGTTCGACGGTGTGACGGCGTCGGCCATTCCGGTGCTGTGGGAGCTCTGCTACAGCACATTCGCCACGAACTCGACGCCCGGCACGAACAACACGACCGCCACCGTGACTCAGACCGCGGGCCGGGTCATCACGCCTGGGTTCACCGGTTTCTATGCGAGCACGGTAGAGCCGACGGTGCTCACCGTGCTCGAATCGGACACGTTGACCCCGAACGGTGGTCTGCTGATCCGGGACTTCGGGGCGAACGGCCCGGACTCGGCGGTTTCCAATGGGTTCGTGCTGCGGCTGACCGCCCCGGCTGCGGTCAACGCCCGGGCCAGCTTCTATCTCGGTCGCTGCTGATGGCGGTGCTCGGCAGCGACAAGGTGCGCCTGCTGTACAGCGAGGGCTTCGCCCTGCACATCGCGCTGTACGCCGTGGTCGGTGCGACGACCGGTGACACCGTCGATCTGGCCGGTGATTTCGCGGTGGTCAAGCAGGCCGTGATCCAGGGTGCGACGGTCGTCGGGCAGGGCGTCGTGTCGACCATTTCCGGCACGGTCGTCACCCTGCCTTCGGGGATCGGCGGCACGACCCCGGACGGCCTCCACATGCTCGTTCAGGGCGAGGCCGGAGTCAGGTTCCAGGGCTGAGATGGCCGACAGCAGCGCACCGATCAGCGGCGGCGGCCAGGCCGACACCCGCACCGTCGCGGGCGGCGACCACCGGCAGGTCGTGGTGCTCGGTGACCCGGTCACCAACGCGAACGTCGCGACGGTCTTCGCGGGCGGGCAGCTGCGGGTCGCGCTTGATGCGACGCAGCTGTTCATCGACACGTTCGACGCGGGCCTGGACACGGTCAACCGGTGGAATACGCCGCTGACCGGCGGCACCGGCATCGCGGCGACCTCGACGGTCGGCGCGACCGTGCTGGACGGCGGGACGACGAACGGATCGTTCTCGGTGCTGGAGTCGCGGCCGAGCTTCATTCCGGACGAGCCCGGCTGGGACCTCGTCCAGATGCGGCTCAACATCGAATTCCCGGTCGTCACCACCGCACACCGGTTCTGGGGTCTGGGCACCACGCCCGGCTCCCCGACCACGGCCGCGCCGCTGACGAACGCTGTCGGGTGGGAGATCCGCACCGACGGCATCCTGTATGCGGTGACGTTCGCGTCGGGCTCCCGGAACTTCTCGGCGTCGCTGAGCTCGGTCCAGCCGACCGACTCGTCCGCGCACAAGTACTACCTGTACGTGCGCGGTGACCTGTGTTTCTGGGCGATCGACTCCCTCGACAACGTGGTCGCGAGCTTCACCACCGGCGCATCCGGCCCGGACGTCAACACGCTGCCGATGAAGGTCCAGGTGGCCTCTGCGGGCGGTACGCACGCCACGATCCAGCTCAACGGCTGCTCGGTCGGCGATACGGCCCGCAACAACAACACCCTGTCCGACCCGGTCTATCCGTGGCGGCAGGCCACCGTCAGCAGCGCGGGCGCGTTGAACGTCGCCCAGCAGGGCGCGGTCGCAGTCACAGGCATCACCAGCGTCCAGGGCGCCGTGCTCGTGGCCGACGACTACGGCGCGCAGATCCTGCTCGAGCTGCGCCGGATGAACACGTACCTCGCCTATCTGACCCAAGAACGCGTCAGCGACGCCGACATCCTGGAGCTGTAATGCCCGCATCCACGTACCTGACCGTCGGCCCGCAGACCGGCACGGACGGCGCGGTCGTCGCAACCCGAGCCGGCCGCACCGGCGAAGCGATCGTCACCGAGCTGAACGCCCGCTACGCGGAGCAGGTCATCCGCGGCACCACGTTCCTGGCCGCGAACACCGCCGCGCAGGCCGTCAGCGTCGCGCTGGCGACCACGTACACGGGCCTGTGCCTGTCGAACGCGACCGGCTCCGGCAAGAACTTCGTCCTCATCGAGGCGTCGTTCGGCCTGACGGTCGCGCCGGCCGGTATTGCCTCGATCCACCTCATCGGCGGCTCGTCGACGACCGCGGTCACGCACACCACCCCGATTACGCCGACCTGCGCGCTGCTGGGTTCCTCCAACACGTCCGCCGCGAAGGTGGACTCGGCGGCGACCATCCCGACCCCGATCTACCTGGACACGCTGATGGGCGGCTTCACCGCCGCCGCCCTGCCCGCCTCACCGTCGACCACGTTCGACATCGCCGGGCGCATCGTGCTGGCCCCAGGCGGCTTCATCGCGATCGGTGCGCTGACCGCGGCCACCGGCATCGGCTCGATGACCTGGGTCGAGGTCCCCGTCTAACCCGTCCGGTCCGGCCGCAGAGATAGGGGCGTCGCACAGATAGGGGCACGCGGTGAGCCTGCTCCTGCTCTTCCAGTCCCAGGCCACCGGTTCCGGCCGCGGCCCGCTGGTCGTCACCGCCGCGGGAACAGCTGCCGCACCGGCCGCCATCGTCCTGCGCACGCCGCAGTCCACCGCACCCGCCGTCCCACCGTCGCTGCGCGCCCTGGGCACGGTGGTCGCGACCACCACGAGCACCCCGAGCTTCTCGGCGCCCGCGGGCACGCAGGCGACCGACGTCGTCCTCGCGCTGTCGTTCATCGACGCTGGCACGACCACGGTCACCGCCGTGCCGACCGGGTTCACGGTCATCCCGAACCTGCCGCAGGACTCCAATCCCTCAGCCCCGGCGACGGACCATTCGCTGATCGGCTACTGGGGCCGGTTCTCCGACATCGGCGCCGGACCGTACACGTTCACCCTCTCCGCGAGCGTGTTCGTCGAGGGCCGCACCGCCGCGATCCAGGACTGCATCACCACCGGCAGCCCGTGGGAAGCCACCTCCGGCAACACGTCCGGGCCGGCCTCGTCCGTCACGACCGCCCCGGCCGTGTCCGCGACCTCGCTCGGCACCAACCGGTACGCGTTCTACGCGGCCACCAACTGGACCGGCGGCGCCTGGACCCCGGCGTCGGGTTTCGTCGAGCAGTGGGACGCCAACGACGAAGTCATCACCTTCGACGACAAATCGCTGCCGACCGCCCAGACGGTCAGCCCGCAGGCCGTCTGCGCCGGCTCAGCGCGGTCGAACGCGTGGGTCGGCATCCTGCTCCCGGCATCCGGCGCTGCGACATCGTCAGCAACCCCGACCCCGCTGGTCGTCACCCCATCCACGCCTCCGCCGGCCGCGCAGGCGATCCTGAGCCGTAATCCCGCCGCACCGGCTGCCGCACCGGCACCGGCGGGAATCCAGCCGTACGTCATCACCACGTCGGCGGTCGCCGGGACGCCGCAGGCGATCGTGGCGCGCGGCAGCCTGGTCGATCTGGCCACCCCGCGGCCCTACGTCGTCACGGCGTCGGGCTCGGTCCCGGTCGCTACCTCGATCGTTGTCCGTTCGACGTTCGTCGACCCGCCGGTCCTGACGACGCCGCAGCCCTACGTGGTCACCGGGCCGGCCCCGGTCGCCCCTGTGCCGCTGTCGGTCACCGGCCGGTCGAGTCTCGCGGACGCCGTGGTCGTGGTGGCCCCGACGCCGAACCCGGTCGTCGTCACCATCCCCACCCCGAGCGTTCCGGCCGTGGTCATCACGCTCCGGTCGACGCTCGCCGACCCACCCGTACTCACCACGCCGGCCCCGTATCTCGCAGCCGGCCCCGCCCCGGTGTCCGGCCCCGCGGCGGTCCTGTTCAGTCGTAACCTGGCCGCTCCCGTGGTCGTCCCGGCCACGACCAGCGCGCAACCGTACGTGGTCACCTCGGCCGGACCGGTCCCGCTGGCTCTCGCCATCGTCGGCCGCAGTACCCTGGCCGACCCGCCCGTCCTGACTACCCCGCCGCCGTTGGTGGTCACCAGCATCGCGCCGGTCCCGGCTGCCCTGGTGGTCTCCAGCCGGACGCCGGCCGCCGACATCTTCACCGCAGGCCGTCAGCCGGTCACCGCGACCGGCCCGGCCACCGCGACCGGCCCGGCCACCGCGGTTCGGTCGCTGGCGGTGATCGTCCGGGCGCCGGTCGCCGCCGCAGTGTTCGTCCCGCAGTCGACCCGGCCGTACGTCGTCCTCGCCCAGCCGCCACCACTAGCGACGCTGGTGCTCACGTCGCGGGCGCCGGCCATCTGCGACTGCCAGACCCACCGGCCGAGCACCGGCATCACCGCAAGGCCCATGACGGGTATCACCGCCCGCCCCGGCGCTGGCACGACGACCCGCCCGGCCGGCGGCACGACGACCCGCCCGAACGCGGGTATCACCACCCGGCCGTGCACCTGCCAGCAGTGAGGAGGACGGCATGGCCCGCGAAGCCCTCCTCGCCCGCGCCAGGATCTTCGCCGAGGCAGGCATGTCGGACACGTGCACGATCCGACGTCGCACCGGCGAGACCACCGACCCGGCCACCGGCGTGGTCACGCCGACCTACCTGAGCCCCGACCCGTACGCCGGGAAGTGTCGGATCCAGCAGCCCACGGCGACGGCCAGGCCGCACGAGGTCAGCGAGGACTTCGTGCTGATGCTGCGGCTGGAGATCCAGCTACCGATGGCGGTGACGGGTCTGCGGGTCGGCGACGAGATCACCATCACCGCCTCACCGCACGATCCGGACCTGGTCGGCCGGGTGTTCCTCGCCCACGACCTGTTCCATAAGACCGACGCCACCTCAAGGCGTGTGGCGATCGTCGAGCGGACGGGGTCCTGATGCCTTCTTCGTCGCTGCATTTCGACACCGCCGAGGTCGCCGCGGTCGCCGATATCCTGGTCCGCGCGGCCGCCGTCGCCCCGCTCGCGGCCCGCGCGGTCGTGGCCAAGGGCGCGTTGAACATCAAGACCGACGCCAGGGCCCGCATCTCGGGTTTGGCGCATGCCCCGGCCTACCCGTCGGCGATCACCTACGACTCGCACGAGACCGCGGGCAGCGCCTGGGCGGAGATCGGCCCGGACAAAGACAAGCGGCAGGGTGCGCTGGGCAACCTGCTGGAGTACGGCTCGACGAACAACGGCCCGCGTCCGCACATGGGCCCGGCGGCCGAGGCGGAGTTGCCGAAGTTCGCGGCGGCGATGGAAGAGCTCGCCGTGAAGGCGCTGGGTCTCGGATGAGCACGATCCAGGCTCACGCCGACGCCGGCCTGACGCTGCTGCGGTCGGACGCGCAGTTGACGGTATTTGACGGCAGGGTCGGTGACAGCCCGCCGGATCACTACGTGGTCGTCCAGTCCTTCCGGCAACTGCCGTCCGGGCTGGTCGAGCCCGACAAGATCAAGCTCAACGGCCGATCGACGGTCGTGGACATGCGGTTCTACTGCCACTGTGTCGGCCGGACCGAGATGGCCGCCCGGGCGATCGCCGGCCGCGTGGAAGATCTGCTGCTCGACGTGACTCTGGTCGTCGGCGCGCGGACGTGCCTGCCGATCCGCTGGATCGAGGGGCAGCCGCCGACGCGCAACGAGGACACGTTGGCGCCGTCCTTCGACCAGGTCGACGTGTACGGCTTTCAGAGCTCGGGCTGATCCTCGGCGTGAGCGCGCGCCCAGCGGCGCCGATCGCTGAGAGCAATGGCGGTCAGCACGCCGAAGACGATCGCGCCGATGACGAAGCCGCCGATCGCGCCCTCATTCGTGTTGTCGCCGGCAACCCGGGCGAACAGGCCGGCGGCCACGATGCCCCACACGATCCGGACGCTCAGCCACTGGATCGACCACCAGCGCACCGGCATCCGCATGACGTCATCCTCGCTCTGCGTGTCATTCACGGCTAGCACTGTACGGCCCGCACGCACGAGATCACCGTCCGCTGATCGGCGGACTGTCCACATCCACCGAAAGGCGGCGCCATGGCGCTCATCACCGTGACCGGCGTACCCGGTCAGAACAAGGTCACGGTCGGACCGGTGGCCGTCGCCGCCACCGACACGGTGGCCGCCTCGGACATCGGCACCACCGGTGTCCTGCTCAACGTGATCAACGGTGCGGGCTCCTCGATCACCGTGACGATTTCCGACCCCGCCACCACGCCGGTCGGAAACGCGGGAACCACGACCGCGCAGACCGTCGCCAACGCCACCGACGGCTGGTTCCGGATCCTGCCCGGTCACGTCAACCCGTCGACGGGCGTCGCGACGATCACCTATTCGTCGATCACGACCATCACCTACAAGGCGATCAAGGCATAGGAGAAGCACGCGATGACCACCCACTGGATCGCCGCCGCTGGTGGCCAGAGCGAAGAGAAGAGCTGACCCATGGCCGATGTCATTACCGACGGCCTCACCCGCGTCGCCTATGTGCTGACGATCGCCAACGCCGCCTCACCGACCACAACCGAGCTGAACGCCGGCACGAGCCTGCTGCTGCACGACACGATGACCTCCGACGGTCTGAACGGGTTCAACCCGGCGACCGCCGACGTGCCCACGTCGAAGTTCTCCTCGACGTTCGACACCATGCAGCCCGGCCGGGTCTCCTACAGCAACCCGACGCTGCGGTTCTGCAAGCAGGTCGCACCGGACTTGATCTACAACGGTCTCGCCCGGGGGACCACCGGTTTCATCGTCATCCGGCGCGGTCTGGCAGCGGCGACGGCGTGGGCTTCGACGCAGGTCATCGAGGTGTATCCGATCGTCTGCGGCGAGCGGGTGCTGCTCGACCCGGCGCCGAACACCCTGCAGCGCTGGGAGTCTCCGCTGAAGCTGTCGGCTCAGCCGACCCTGAACGCCGCCGTCGCCTGATCCTTCGCAACCCCTGTCAGCCGCCACCGACTCGGGGCGGTTTTTTCGTGCCCGGCCGCCGTCCCGAACCGGTGGCCGGGCACTCCGTTCGGGATGTTCGGGAGCAGGAGAAAGAGCAATGACCGCTCGCGCACGCAAGGCCGTGGCCACGGCCAAGATGCCGGACTTCGCCGCGCTGCTGGCCGGCGCCAAACTGCCGGAGCGCACTTTGCCTGTGTGCCTGCGCGGCGATCTGCAGGCCCAGCATGAGACCGCTGACCGGGAACTGGAGGCGCTGCTCAAGGCAGGATCGTCGAAGTTCAACGACGGCTCCGGCGCGCTGAAGGCGAAGCTCCTCGCGCTCGAAGCCGAGATGAAAGCGGCCACGTACGAGTTCCGGCTCCAGGGACTCGCGCGGCCGCAATACCGTGCGTTCATCGCCGGATACCCGATGCGGATCCAGGAAGACGGCAGCCTTCACCAGGAAGACCGGGTCTTCGGCTTCAACATCGAGGACGGCGCCGAGCCACTGGTGCGGCGCTGCCTCGTCGACCCCGTCCTCGATGCCGAGGCGTGGTCACGCCTGATGGCCGCGCTGACCGAGCGGCAGTTCGACGATCTGGCCGGCGCCGCCTGGTATCTGAACCGCGGGGACGTGGACGTCCCTTTCTCGCGCGCCGCGTCGCGGCTGACGGAGACTTCCGAGCCCGAGTAGAGCTCGCCGACCGCCTCGGCGTTCCGCCGTCCCGGCTAGACGGCCGGGAGCCGGCCGAGGTCACCGAGCACGAGTACGACGGTGAGCGGCTGGTCCGGTCGGTGACGACCCGGGAGCCGCTGTTCACCGAGCAGGACCGCGCGGAGCTGTTCGCCCTGGCGCTCTACCGCGACGGCCTGTGCCCGCTGTGCGGACGCCCGCGCGAGGTGTGCGGCGCGCCTGAGGGCACGCACCGGTTCGAGCCGGTGTGGGAGGTCTGCCAGGCCACCCTCACGGTCTCCGAGCAGCAGAACGCCGTCTACACGCCGGACAACCATCCCAATCGCGCGTCCCACCTTTGGGGCTCAAGGATCCGGAGGTGAACGATGGCTCTACGCACAGTTGGGGTCCGGCTCACCGCTGAAATATCGGCCTACCAGGCCAACCTGCGGGCGGCCGGGACGACGACGAAGGGTTTCGTCGGCGAGCTCGACAAAGCCTCGAAGTCCGGTCACCTGGAGAAGGTCGCCAACTCTGCCGGCATCGCAGGCCTGGCCCTGACCGGCATGGCCGCGTACGCCATCAAATCCGCCGCCGACTTCGACAAGTCCATGTCCGCGGTCAGCGCGGCCACCCACGCCAGCACGAGCGACCTCGGCCTGCTGCGCGCCGCGGCCCTACAGGCGGGCAAAGACACCCAGTACTCCGCAACGCAGGCCGCCGACGGCATCACCGAACTGTCCAAGGCGGGCATCGGCACGGCGGACGTGCTGAACGGCGGATTGAAGGGTGCGTTGTCGCTCGCCGCCGCCGGGCAGATCAGTGTCGCCGACGCGGCTCAGACGGCCGCTTCCGCGATGACCCAGTTCGGCCTCAAGGGCGACAAGATCCCACACCTGGCCGACCTGCTCGCTGCGGCGGCCGGTAAGGCGCAGGGCTCCGTCGGCGACATGAGCTACGCGCTGAGCCAGGGCGGTCTCGTCGCCGCCCAGATGGGCCTGTCGATCGAGGACACGACCGGCACTCTCGCCGCGTTCGCGTCTGCCGGGCTGCTCGGCTCCGACGCCGGCACCTCGTTCAAGACGATGATGTTGGCGTTGCAGAACCCGGTCGGCAAGACCGCCGATCTGATGAAGCAGCTGGGGATCAGCGCCTACGACACCCAGGGCAAGTTCGTCGGCATCGCCAACTTCGCCGGCATCCTGCAGAGCAAGCTGTCCACGCTGACCCCGCAGATGCGTCAGCAGGCCCTCGCGCAGATCTTCGGCAACGACGCTGTGCGGGCCGGCACGATCCTCTACACCCAGGGCGCCGCCGGCATCCAGAGCTGGATCAACAAGGTCAACGACGCCGGCTACGCCTCGACCACCGCGGCGAAGCTCACCGACAACCTGGCCGGCGACATCGAACGGCTCAAGGGCTCGGTCGAAACGCTGGCCATCTCATCCGGCTCCGGCGCGAGCGGCGGCCTGCGGATCCTGACCAAGGGCTTGAACGATCTCGTCAACGGCTTCCTCGACCTGCCACCCGCGGTCGGCTCAAGCCTGACAGTCCTGACCGGCATTAGCGGCGTGCTATTGCTCGGCATGGTGGCGTGGCTGAAGTACCGCAAGGTAATGGCTGATGTGCAGGCGCAACTCGCCGCGACCGGGCCGGCTGGTGAAAAGGCTGCAGTCGGCCTCGGCAAGGTGACGTCGGCGCTCGGCAAGATCGGCATGTGGACCGCAGCGGCCGAGGCAGCGACGCTGCTGTTCAACAGCCTTGACCAGAAATCCGTGGACGTTGACAAGCTCACCGCATCGCTGCAAAACCTCGCCACGACCGGCAAGTCAGCAGGTGAGCTGAATAAGGACTTTGGCAACAACTTCGACAAACTCGGCCGGATTGCAGGCTTCGCCGAATCGGCCAATCATGGCTTCGGCAGCTTCGTCGACAAAGTCGCCAGTGCTACGTGGGTTTTCGGTGATGCCGGTAAGGCGATCGGCGACTTCGGATCCCGGCTGATCACCGGCACGGACTTCGATACCGCCAAGCAGCAAATGGCCAGCCTCGACACCGCGCTGACCAGCTTCATGACGACGACAAACGACGCGAAGAAGTCCAGCGATCTGTGGAACCAGGTCCTGTCACAGTCCGGCCTGGACACGCAACAGCTCGCCGAACTATTGCCGAACACCTACAAGGAGGTCGGGGCGCTGAATACCGCCGCCGACCAGAGCAAGGGCGCGGTCGGTGGTCTAGCCGGTGCGGCTCAGAAGGCAGCCGGCGCGACCGGTGACCTATCTTCGGCCACCACGACGGGCGCGGCTGCGCAGAAGACCTGGGCGAACGAAGCCGACGCTGCCGCCGGCGCGGCCCGCGGCGAGATCGGCGCGCTGACCGATCTGAACAATCGGATGAAGGCCCAGGTCAATCCGGTATTCGGCCTGATCGACGCTGAGGACGGTCTGGCCAAGGCGCACCAGGCAGCGACCGATGCGGTGAAGAAGCACGGCAAGGGCTCCCTTGAGGCGCAGGACGCCGACCGCAAACTTGCTCTGGCGGCCATCACGCTGCAGGGCGCCGCGGGTGCGCTCGGTACGACGTTCAACGGCAAGATGACGCCCGCGCTCTATCAGACGCTGCGGGCGGCTGGCCTCACGGAGGCGCAGATCAAAGATGTTGCCGGCCAGTTCCGGCAGGCCAAGAAGGATGCCGACAAATACCAGGGCAACTACGCCGCGAACGTCAGTGCGCCCGGCGCGGCGAACGCGATCAACCAGATCCGGACGCTGAAGCAGGAACTCGCGTCGATGCGGACCCGGTGGAACGTCACCATCCGGCAAAACTTCCTAACCTTCGGCAAGCCCTACTCGCAGGCCGGTGTCGCCTCCGGCAACATCGGCGGTCTGGCCGGCGGCGGTCCGGTCATCGGGGCCGGCCCGAAGGGCGTCGATTCCGAACCGCGCCTGCTCGCACCCGGCGAGCACGTCTGGTCTGCCGCCGAGGTCGATGCTGTCGGCGGCCAGGCCGCGATGGCGAAGATGCGCGCTGCCGCGCTCACCGGCTCGACGCATCGCGGTGACGCCGGTTCGACGCGGGTCATGCCGGCCGTGCCGGTCCAGCGGGTCATCGTCGAGACCCGCAACGTCGTCGAGTTCGCGGGCGGTGCGGACGCGTTCGGCCAGCTGATGCTCAACACTTTGCGGGTCAAGCCGGGCGTCCGCAAGACCATGGCCAAGACGCTGCTGGGCGCCTGATGGACCTGACCGCGCTTCACCGGTTCCACATCGCACCCGGCTACGACCCGGCGCTGCCCGCGACCTGGGTGTGGTCGGACCAGTCCGCCGACGTCAACCACGTCAACGGCGGCGTGACGATCACCGGCGGGCGCGGCGACGAGACCAACGAGGTCGAAGCGTCCAGCGCGCTACTCGAGGTCGACAACGCCGGCGGCCACTACTGCGAGGCGAACCCGCTCGGCCGCTGGTACGGGCTGCTGGCGATCGGCTGCCCGGCCCGGTGGGGCACGATCTCCGGCGCCGAGGCGTTCACGGCCGACACGACCAACGGCTGGGGTACACCGGACGTCGGTATCTCCTGGCAGCTGATCAGTTTGGCATCGCTGTTCTCGTCTTCGGGCGGTGTGGGTTTGCTGTCGGTATCCGGCGCGAACGTATTCCACTCGGCGGTGCTGGTCGGGGCTGACGCCAGGAATGGCGAAGCGACGTTCGTGGGATCCGTGCCGGCGGTCTCCACGGGCGCGACGGTCCACGTCGCCCTGCTCGCGCGGCGTACCGTCGGCGTCAACCAGATCTGGTTCGCGATCGACTTCGGCCTTGCCGGCGTCCTGGGTGTCCGCATCAAACGAGACACCGCCGGCAGCCTCGTCGACATCACGACGGGCACGGCCGCCGCGACCTACTCGGCCAATCAGCGGATCAAGGCCAGATGTCAGTGGGATGGCCAGGATCTGCGGATGCGGGTGTGGCCGGAGGCTGGAAGCGAGCCGACCACGTGGACGGCGGTTGCGACCGATACGCAATGCGTCGGCGCGGCCGTGGGCATGGCGGTTTTGACGGCGCCCGGCAATACCAACAGCTACCCGTTCTCGTTCAGCATCGACAACATCGAGATCGAGGCCGTCGAGATCACTGGCTCGCTGCCGGAGTTGCCGGTGCGCTGGGATCCGACGGCGAGCGTGTCGTGGGCGCCGCTGGAGATCGCCGGCATCACCCGCCGCCTGTCGCAGGGCGATGACGTGATCGAATCGCCGATCCACCGGCAACTGCTCGGCCAGCCGTACGCCGCCTACTGGCCGCTGGAGGACGACGGCGGAACCGCGAGGGCTGCGTCAGCGGTCGCCCGAGGAACTCCGGCGGTCATCACCGGCGGCGTCCTCGGCAACACCGACTGCCCGCCCGGTGCGCTGTCGTCGCTGACGCTGACGACGGCAGGCACATCGCGCCTGTCGGGCCGCGTGAAGACCTGGTCGCTGCCGACGGACGGCTACGCGGGCATGTGCTACTTCAAGCTGCCCAGCACGCCGGCCGCGACGCAGCAGCGGATGATGCAGCTGTCCGCTGTCGGCACAGTCGCCACCTGGATCATCTACATCTCGTCGACCCAATTCACCGTCGAGGGCTACGCCGCCGACGGGACTCTGCTGCTGTCACCTGGCGGGACCGTCTACACGATCAACCCGCTGCAGTGGACGGCGCTGCAGTTCGAGGCGCAGGAGGTCGGCGGCAACGTCAACTGGACGCTCATCGGCCACCAGGTCGGCTCGTCCACGTTCTTCGTCGAGGGCTCCGGATCCTTCGCTGGCACCGCCGACCGGCTCACCGGCGGCTACCTGTACGCCCCGGTGGACGGCACGCTCGTCAGCAACTTCTGGCTCGGCGACGATCTGCTGGCCTTCGTCGATATCCCCTTCATGCTGGTGAGCGCCGCGTATCCCGGAGAGCTCGACACCGCCCGGATCACGCGGATTTTCGGTGAGAAGGGGATCCCGGTCTCTATCGAGGCCGGCACCGGGGAGCCGCTAGGTCCGCAGAAGCTCGGCCAGGTCCTCGACGTCGCCCGCGATGCTGAGGCTGCGGGCATGGGCGTCCTGTACGAGACCGGCGCCGGCTACGGCTACCGGCCGTTGCCCGCCCGCTACAACAGAGCCGTCAACATGACCCTGGCCATCTCGCCCACCGGCGACATCGGCGACCAGCCGCAGCCGGCCACCCAGGACCTGCGCACCCGCAACTTCTGGAAGGTCAATCGCAACGGTGGGTCCTCGGGGACGGACTCGGACACCGCGCACATCGCCCGGTACGGCCGCCGCCCCGACTCGACCACGATCAACGTCTACACCGACGACGTGCTGCAGGACAACGCGTCCTGGCGCGTGCACCTCGGCACATGGGGCGAGATGCGCTGGCCGCAGCTGGTCATCGACCTCACCGACCGCCCGACCCAACTCGCGGCGTGGCGGGGCCGTCCGTTCGGCGCGCGGATCACCGTCTCCGGCGTCCCGGCGCAGGGCCCGATCGGCGCCAACCTGGATCTGATCGTCGAGGGCTGGTCGCAGGAGATCACGTCGAACTCGTGGCGCGCGACGGTCAACTGCTCGCCGGCGAAGCCGTGGGACGTCGGCATCTACACCGACACGACCCGCCGGTACGACTCGTCCAGCACCACGCTCGGCTCCTCGGTCACCAGCTCGGGAACCACGCTGGTCTTCTCCTCGGCGCTGTCCGGCGATCAGTGGTCGCAGACCTCCGCCTACGACGTTCTGATCGCCGGCGAGGTGATCGGCGTGCCCGTGGCTGGCATGTCGGCGCCGTCCGGCACCGGGCCGTTCACGCAGACCGCGACCGGTTGCACTCGGGCCAAGAACGGCATCGTCAAGGCCCTGAACGCCGGGGAGCCGATCCACGTCGCGACGCCCGGGAGGTATGCGCTATGACCGTTTTCGCAGGTGACGTGATCAACGCTAGCGACATCAACGGCATCATCAACCTGTTGCCGGTCACCTACTCGAAAGCGTCAGCGCTGGACCGCACGAGCACCACGACATACGCCGACGACAACGAACTGGCGGGCATCGCGCTGAGCGTCGGGACGTACACGATCGAGCTAGTCGGCATGTTCACCCTGACTACCACGGCGACCCAGAAGATCAAGACGAACTGGGCGTTCTCGGGGACGTGGAACAACCCGGTACGCGCCTGCATCGGCCCGGGCTCCGCACAGACCGCATCGCGAACCGACGTCACCGAGACGCAGCTCGGCGGATACACGGCGACCGGGCAGGACGCCGTCTACGACACGGCCGCCGGCGGCGGCTTCTCCACCTTCCGCGAGATCGGCGCCGTCGTCAGCGTCTCCGTGGCGGGCAACCTGAGTCTGCAGTGGGCGCAGAGCGTGAGTTCGGCAAACGCGACGAGCCTGAAGGCGGGCACCAGCTTCATCGTCAGGAAGATCAGCTAATGACCATCTTCGGCTGGGACATGTCGCACTTCGACGCCCCGTCCATCGGCACCGCGCTGGCCGAGGGCATCAAGTTCGTCACCCACAAGGCTGGCGGCGACGCCACCGACGCCGAACTGCCAGCGTGGTGGGCCGGCGTCAAGGACCTCGACCCGTCGCTGTGTCTGCTCGGCGCGTACTGGGTGCTCTACCCGGGCAACCCGGTCGGCCGCGCTGACGCCTTCATCGCCCGTCTCGACGCCGCATGTCCGGGCTGGCGTGACCGCCCGTTCCTGCTGCAGGCGGACTGCGAAGAGTGGAACGGCAACCCCGCGACGGTACCGAACCGGACCGAGGTCGGCGCGTTCTTCGACCGGCTCGTCTCCCGGATGCCGAAGCTGCGGCCGATCGTGTACGCGCCGAAGTGGGTCTACGGCGACCGGCTGACCGGCCTCGGCTTCCCGCTGTGGGCCAGCTCCTACGTGACTGGGGTGGGCGGTTTCAGGGGCCTCTACCCGGGCGACGGCAACTCGCGCTGGGGCCCGTACTCCGGGCAGACGCCGGAGATCCTGCAGTACACCAGCTCGGCCACCATCGGCGGGCAGACCACGTGCGACGCCAACGCCTACCGGGGCACGCTGGAAGAGTTGATCCACCTCGCCGCCCCAGGATGGAGTACCGACATGCCACTGACCGATGCGGACATCGCGAAGATCGTCACCGGCGTCCGCAATACCAAGGAATTCCTGTCGGACACCGAGGTCAGCATCATCGTCGGACAGGAGGTCGCCAAGCTCGCGCCGCGCTTCGACGCGCTGTCGGCCGCGATCGCCGCGCAGCCCGCGGTGGACGTCGCCGCCCTGGGCGCCGCCGTCGTCGCCGGCGTGCTGGCCGTGTTGTCGCCGGAGGTGATCGCGGCGCTGCCCGAGGACTTCGCCGCACAGGTGGCCGGCGCGGTGGCGGGCGAGCTCGCCAAGCGTCTGGCTGCGTGATCATGCGTGAGCAACAGGGCGACAGAGCGCAGATTCCCCGGCTGGTGGACGCTGGCACGGGACATCCTGTCCTTCGCGGGCGGCTGGGCCCTGATCTTCAGCGAGGCGCAACGGCCGGAGGTCCGCGAGTCGGTGATGGTCTTCGCGGGCGTGGTCATCGGGGTGCCCGGGCTGGCCGTGGGGGCTACGTCGCTGGCGGACGCGTTGCGCCGCGGTGGTACCGGCGAGCCGTCGTTGCCGCAACCGGAGTCTCCGGGATCGCCGTCATCGTGATCACGCTGGTGCGTGAGGCACGCTGGTGAACGCCTGGTCGCGGCGGGAGATCCGAATCCCGGCCTACTGGCTGGCGGTGGGGATCCTGATCGCCGTGGTCAGCCCGATCATGTCGGTGCTCGCCTCGCGGACGATCGCCGTCGAGAACGCTAACCGGCTGATCCAGCGGCAGCAGCAGGAGCAGGCGCGGCAGGTCGCGGTCGTCATGACCACGACGTGCAGCCTGTTCCGTTCCCAGCTCGACGCGTACACCGAGACGCCGCCGACTTCGGCCACGGGCAAGAACATCCGCGATGCGTGGCTGACGGAGTACCGGCTGTATCAGTGCCAGCCGCCGCGGTGACGGAAGCGCTCTCCGACCGGGAGCGGCAGGTGCTGCGCCTGCTCGCGGACGGGCACACCGTGCGCGCGATCGCCCGCAAGCTCGACGTCGACGAGCGGACCATCGGCCGGCGCCGGGCCGGCGCGCTGGCCAAGCTCGGCGCACGCAGCTCAGCTCAGGCCGTCGCGATCGCCTACCGGACGGGGATCCTCGGCGATGGGCCGCTGGCCGACATGTTGCGGCACTGGGGAGAGGCCGGCTATCAGGTGGCGCTCATCCAGATCCGATCCTGAAGGAGGAACCATGCTCGCTCGCATCCGCAAGGCACTCATCGCAGGTCTCGGCGCAGGTCTCGGCGCAGGCGTGACCGTGATCCTGAAGGCCAACTTCCACTTCGACAGCGTCACCCTCAGCCAGGCGCTGGGCGCGGCGATCGCCGTCGGCGTGCCGGTCGCCTGGGCGACCTGGCAGGTGCCGAACGCCAAGGCGCTCGCGCCCTACGCCCCGAAGTGAGCCTCTCGACCTGGGCGTGGCTCGGCTGGGCTCTCTGGTTCGTCATCGTCGAGGGCATCGCCCTGTTCCGTGGCGACACCGCCGGGACCCTGTCCGGCCACGTCTGGGCGTTCCTCGGCTACCGGGAGGGCCGCGTCGGACCGCCGACCGGCTCGGAGCGGTTGCGCCGGTTCCTGACGCTCGCCTTCCTAGCCTGGCTGGACGTGCACCTGCTCACCGGCGGCCTGTTCTAGATCACCCCCTTGCCCCTCCTGCAAAGCCTCGCGAGCGATCACGAGGAGAGGCATGACCAAGCTCAAGCGCAGCCTGACGCTGGCCGTCGCGCTGCTGACCGCCGCCGTCGGTATCGGCCTAGCGGCCGGTCCGGCCAGCGCCAGCACGGTGTTCTTCTACTACGCCAAGGCGAGCCAGGCGATCACCAACACCGGCATGTTCGCGAACCTGTCCATCGCCGCGCCGAGCGTGGCGTCCGGCGACTTCCATTCGCTGACCGAGCTGGCCGTGGAGTCGGCCGACACGCATCAGATCGTCGAGGTCGGCTGGACCGTCGACCCGGGCCAGTACGCCGGGAACAACCCGAGCTCGCCGCACCTGTTCGCCGCGACCTGGACGAACGGCGTGTTCAACGGCTACGGCACCGGGTTCGTCGACATCGGCTCCAATCCGATCAACCTCGGTGCGACCCTGACCGCCGGCACGGCCAAGTCGTTCGGCGTCCAGTACGGCGGGACCCCGGCGGGCTGGGCGGTCTACTACGACGGCACCCAGGTCGGCTACTTCCCGGCCACGATGTGGTCCAGCCCGACGTTCGCCACGGCGGGCTTCGACCAGGCCTTCACCGAGGTCGCCGCGAACGTCTCCGCGACGTGCACCGACGCGGGCAACGGTCTGATCAGTACCAACACGGGCGCCGACGTCATCGGCTCCGTGCAGTACATCGGCCAGCCGACCTCGGCGGTCTCGATGGCGACCGGGGCGACGAACGCCACCTACTACTCGATCACCGCGCTGAGCGCGCGGACCTTCCGTGTCGGCGGGCCTGGCGCCTGCTGAACGGGCGACCGTAGCACCACCCACCGACAAAACTGCGCCGCCCCCTGATCTTCGGATCGGGGGGCGGCTTTCGTCGTGTCCGGGGTCAGGCGATCCGGATCGTCATCTGCAATCCGTCGTCCGGGTAGTACGTCCACCTCGCCGTGTACCCGGGCCACGAGTCGGTCTGCTGACCGTCCACGGCTCGCGTGCTGTCGATGTGCTCCTTCACCGCGTCCGGTGTGCCGAGCCGGTCGAGTACGCAGATCAGCGTGTCGGCGTTCATGTACTGGCCGCCCATGGTCACGGCGACTGTCCGGCCGGCGTCCTCGACGTGGTAGCCGACGACCACCTTGCAGGCGTCGCCGACCTGGGCGAAGACCGCCGCAGGGTTGACCGATGCCTTCGTGGTCGGCGCGGTGCCGGCATCGCCGCGGAGCAGCAGGAAGATCAGGCCGCCGACGACAACGATCGACACGGCGAGGAGGCCGAACAGTAGCGGCACGAGCCGGCTCTTCGGCTCCGACGGCGCGATCGGCGCCGGATGCATGGGCGCGTGCTGCCAGCCGGCTACGACCGGGGGCTGCTGGAAGGGCGGCCGGGCGTCCGGCGGCTGGTAGCTCACGGCGGGATCCCTGATCTATCGGTGACGGGGCCTTGACACTGTGCTCGCAGATGAGGCTACGGAGAAGCGTCAAGCCAGCACTATCAGATGATCGTCGATCCGGTGTGGATGATCGGCCTACCCATTCTCGGGCTCCTCGGCGAGCTCCGGCCGGTGCCCCTTGATCCAGGCCTCGACATCCTCGGCCAGCCAGATCCGGCCCATGCCCAGCTCGTACGCGGGGTCGGGGAAGCCCTTCTGGCCGATGAGGTTCGCCGTGTGCTGGCGGGAGTAGCCCAGCCGTTCGCGGATCTCCTGCTGCCCCATGAGGCGCGGAAGGTGCCGCCGGTCTGCCATGACTCGGACGCTATGTGCCGTATATCTGACCGTACGCCATATGCATGAACACGTGTCACCGCGACATGTCACCGCGTAACCTCACCCCCTGGAGGCGACGGGCCGCCCGGGTGTCTACAGCTCGCGAGGCTGGGTCCCTGCCCGTCGCCTTCACTCGACGGCGGCGGCGAAGCTCTCATCGCCGAGGGTTTCGCCGCCCGCCCCCGCCGACGGAAGCCGGCGGGCCTCAGGCGATGGAGGCGATGCGAGATGCGAGATCCCTATCCCCGGCACGGCCGCCGCTGGACCTGGCGTTACCCGTTCAGCTGGGTATGCCGGTGCGGCCTGGACGGCTACCCGTGCGTCGTGGCCCGGATGCAGGAACGCGAGCGTGCCGAGATCGCGCAGGCGCTGTACGAGGACGGCCTGGCCGCCGCGCAGGAGTGGCAGCTCGAGGAGCGCCGCCGCCGCCCGGACGGTCTGCGGTGAGCGCGCGGATCGGGCCGCTCACCCTCGCCGAGCACAACCGGGCCACCCTCGCCGAGCGCACGGGCTGGCCGGTCGGCGCGTTGGAGACGTGCGAGCGGCTCACCGCCGAGCATCAGGGCTGGATGGTGTGGTGGATGTCGGCCAACACCTGTCCGGGGTGGGAGCGTCCGGCCGGGTACTGCGCGACCCGTGGTGATCACCACCTAGTCGGCGGTGACGAGTTGTGGCAGGACGGGACGTCTCAGCGTCTGCGGGTGTTCTCGCCGGATCCGGCCGGGTTGGCGTTGAAGATCGCGGCGATGATGGAGCGGGTCGCGGCGAAGCTCGATGAGGACGAGCGCATGCGGCAGTGGCTTCGGGAGGGCGCGAGGATCCGCCGCGGAGACTAGGTCTCGTCCGGTGGTCGGTGTTCGGCGATCCAGGCCTCGACGTCGGCGGCTTCCCAGATGACGCCCATCTTGAGCCGCGAGGCCGGATCGGGGAAGCCTTTCTGGGCGGCGATCTGTGCTGCGCGGGACCTGCTGACGCCGAGGCGTACGGCGATCTCGTAGACGCCCATGAGGTCGCGCTGGCCCATGGCGGTGCACGCTAGGGCTAGTTGATCTCACTGGTAGATCTGCCAGGGCAGTGCGGCATCCTGCACTTTGTGAGATCGATTCGCAACCGTGCGTGGATTGATACAGACGTTCGGGTGATGTGGCCCTGGCCGAACGTGATCCATGTGGCTGGTGGGCAGCGAACGGGTGGGCCGGACAGGCGATGTGCAAATTGCACACACGTCGAGAGAGTGATCTCTCCGTCACAATCCGTCGATCGAGCCCATCGGGGGGATCGATTCCATGTCCCACTTACCCGTCGAAGCCATGGTCTTCGTGCTGTCCCGGCGCCTGTTTCCGGACGTCGGCATCTGCATCGAGTACTGCATCGCCCAGGGCTACGCCATGTGCGGCGTCATCCAGGACGACTGGACCAAGGCATGCGACTACCTACACAGCGGAAAGGCCGACGTTCTCGTCGTCGCGGATGACCGGGCCCTAGACCCCGACCGGTTCCCGCGCGTGGAAGTCGTCGCGCACCAAGACACCGAGCCCACCCGGCCCGACGTTCCCACCGGCCGGCGCACCACGAACGCCGGCCCGGAGGTGCGCCACATTCGCACCTCCCGCATCAACCGGCGAGACGCGGGAGCATAGCCCTCGCCGAGCGCTGCTGAGTCAAGGTCGCCCGAGTGTAGATCGACGTCGCGTTCAGCGATGCATGGCCGAGCAACTCCATGGTCACCCGGGCGTCCTTGTACTTCTCCTGGACCGTGCAGCCCAGCCAGTGCCGCAGCTGGTGCATGGTGATGTCGACGCCGCGCCGCCGGAACCACGCCTTGCCCATCTTGCTGACGTAGTCGGCGCTGGCCCGCTCGCCGGTCGTGACCAACGTGGCGATCGGTCCGGGCGGCAGGTCGCGGACCTTCTCCCACACGCACGGGTCGGTGTCGTGCACGCGCGCGGCGCCGCCCTTGCCGCGGACGACGATGAGCCGCTGCTCGGTGATGTGCTCCCGGTCGAGGCCGGAGATCTCGCAGCACCGCAGGCCTTCGTACGCGGCGATGGCCGCCCATACCTGGATCCGCTTCGGCGTGGTCGTGAGGATCGCGTGCAGCTGCTCGTCGGTGCACGGCCGGGCGATGCCGCGCGTGGTCCGGATCGATTCCAGCTCGACCGTCGGATCCAGGGTGATCCACTTGGCTCGCACGGCCCACCGGTAGAAGCCGCGCACGCCGCTGAGGTAGGTGGCGCGGCTGTTCGACTGGATCCGCTCGTCGTAGATCCATTCGGCGAGTTCGTTGTCGGCCGCCCCGCCCAGGCCGAACGTTAGAGCGGCGTTGAGCTGGGTCAGGGTCGAGCGGCGCAGGCGGATCGTCTCGGCGCTGCGTCCGGCCCGGCGCAAATGCTCCAGGTAGGCGTCGATCATGGCGAGGTCGTGCGGGTCGGGCTGAGCTTTATTCACATCCTGGTCTACCGCCGTGGTGGGCCGTTCGGTCATCGTCGATCGTCCGTTCACGGGAGGTCGGGCCGTGGAAGTCGAGCCGTTCGGACCAGGGCCCCCGGCCGGCGGCTGTCATCCCGGCCCCGCGGCCGTTGACCTCCCGGCTTCGACGTGATCAGCGACCGAACGGCTACATGCTGATTCCGGACCGAAACCGACGCGGAGCCCGTTAAGCGCGGTCCGTCGACGAGCCAGCCGTAATCGCACCCGGTCCGGTTGGCGATGAGGCGGCAGTTCTCGGTGTAGCGCCGGGGCATGGCCCCGTCCTCCCACGTCCCCCAGGACGCGGCTGGGATGCCGCATTCGCGTGCGGCCTGCTTGATGTTCCACTGCATCCGCTGCCGGACCAGCGCGAGTCTCGCCCCGAAGGTGCTGTCATCGACGGTCCAACCCTGCTCCAGGTTGCTGGGTCTGGGCTCCCCCTGCACGGCTGTCATAGAGCACAGCTTACGTGGCGTTACGTAGGAAGCAATGCCAAGCATAGAGATTTACATGAATGACTCATAACCTGTCCTTGACACAGGTTCACGCCATGGCGTAGGTTTCTGTCCATGACACAGGTTCCCGAGCAAGAGACAGTTGGCGAGAGCCGGCTTCTCACGAGCGGGCAGGTGGCGACCGCCCTCGGCGTCGGCGTCGCGGTGGTCCAGGAATGGGCGCGAGACGGGAAGATCCCGTGCATCACGCTGCCGTCCGGCCGCCGCCGTTTCCGCCGCGAGGTCATCGACGCGATTCTGTCCGGCGAGGCCGTGGCATGAACGCCCCCTGGCCCGGTCCGTCGCATCCCCAAGGTCCCGCCGGTCCCGGCCCGTCCGGTCCGGCCACCCCGCACGGTCCGCAGCCCTCCGGTCCGCCGCCGGGCAATCCGAAGACCGCCGACGAGCAGCTTCTCACCGACATCGACAGCGCCCTGATCGGCCTGCTCGCCCTCGCCTACTTCAGCCCGACCGTGTGCAACACGTCTGCGTCCGTCCGGCAGGTGTGCGCCGCCGAGGTCCTCCTGCATCGCCTGCGGATGGCCCGCCGTGCGGTGCGTGGTGGACCTGAGCCAGGCGTAGTTGCGGGCCTCGCCGAATCCCGTCGGCGGGCCCGCTGATCAACCGGATCAATCTCCCAAGCAGAAAGGCCAATCCGATGACCGACCCGAGCGTATCCGAGGGCTACGGCTCCGACATCGCCGCCGAGCTGCGGCGCATCGCCGACCAGTTCGCCTACATCGCTGGCGCCGAGCTCCCCGAGCCGCGCTACGTACACCTGCACATCCAACCCGGCGGCAAGACCGACGACGAGGTGATCGACGCTGTCGACGCGTTCGGCCTGGTGCTGGGTGGCAAGCCGGGCGAGGTTCGGCCGATGTCCTCCGGCAACTATCACTACGAAACCCAGGTGCAGCGCGGGCCTGTCGTGTTCAAAGCCTACCGGGAGATCTCCGCCGAGCGGGCCGCGCGGATCGGCAGCGATGCCGTCCTCGCCGAGAAAGAGGCAGAGCTGACCCGCCTGCGCGTGGAGGTCGAGAAGCTGCGCGCCGAGCGGTCCGGCCTGTCCTACACCCGGGCCGACGACGCGGACGACCCGACGCCCGTCTCCGGCGCCCGGATCGCCCCGCACACCGGGGGGCTGACCGACGGCGGGCTGGTCGACGAGACCGCGGGCGAGACCGGCGAACGCATCGAGCTCGGCATGAGCGGGTGCGGCTGCCCGATCACCGAGGAGATCCGGCCGAACGGATCCAGCATCGACGGCACCACGCGTGCCGAGCACCGGCCTGACTGCTGGAACTCGGCGGAGAGCGGTATCGATCCGGACTCGTCGATGGAGGCGCATTCCGACGCCGAGACCGACCCCGGGCCGTGCTGGCACGGCGAGATCCGGTCCGGCTTTGAGTGCCCCGGCACCGGCCCGGACTGCGGACCGGCCTGATGGACGCCTCGCTGTGCTTCACCTGCTGGTGCGAGCACCGGACTGACCAGCATCACCGCTGGGTCCGGTACCGGCTGCGGCATCTGAAGCGGCTGTTGCACCGCAAGCCCTGACCTCCGGCGCGGTCCCCACGCCGCACCGGATACCGGCCCGGGACGCGGGCGTTGTAGTCGCTCACGTCCCGGGTCACCCCCGAACTTCGCACCGACATGGCACTTCGCACACGGGAGACATAAATGCCAGCCGTTCATACGTTCCAGCACATCCGACTCACCGTCGATGAGCTGCTCGCCGAGGCCAAGCTCCGCTTCGGCGACGACCCGATGAAGTTCGCCTTCCAATGCCCGACTTGCGATGACGTCGCCACCCTGCGCGAATGGCAGGCGCTCGGCAGCCAGGAACTCGCTGGTCAGGAGTGCATCGGCCGCGCCACCGGCGCTCTCACCAAGCCGAAGCCCACCAATACCCGAGGCTGCGACTGGACGGCCTACGGCCTGTTCCACGGCCCGTGGGAGATCGTCATCGCCGCCGAAGGAGACAAGCCGGAGCGCGGCATCTGGGGTTTCCCTCTCGCTGGGGATCCGGCCCCCGATGGGCCCGTTGCCCGCCACCTCGCCGCGCTGGAGACGAACCGATGACCGACGTTCTGATCCGCGACCCCAACGACACCGGCGACATCCCGCACCCCGACCTCGTCGACACCCACGTCCTCGACGTCGGCGAGACCACCCAGGCGATCCGCCCGTACGAGCTCGACTTCCCGGCCCTGCGGCGCCCGGACGCGACCGGTGAGCTCCCGCTGTACGACCCGGCCGAGACGGTCCAGTTCGTGCTGCCCGGCGAGGCGGTCACCGAGGCGATCCAGGGGCCGCAGCCGCCGCCTCCGCCGATCCCGCCCAACCCGGGCCCGGTCCTGCCGCCGAGGGCGAAGGGCTGGCTGCGCCGGCTCGGGTACGTCGGCCAGCACCGTGCCGACCGGTCGTACCGCTGGAGCATCCGGTGACCGCCCGGCAGAAGCGCGAGCCGACCGCCCACACCATCGCCGAGATCGAGGCGCGGTTCACGCTGGAGAGTTACTGGTTCGGTGGCACATGGTGCCCGGCCGTGTACCGCGGCGGCGACTACTTCATCCGTATCGTCCGGTCGGAGAGCCTAACCTTGGGCCACCGCAGCGTCACCTACGACTACTTCCAGGTCGACGCCGACGGCACGATCACCGTCGCGCCGCGCGGCTACGCCCGGGAGTACAAGCCGGGCCGGGTCACCGACATCGTCGAGGCGTTCGAGCGGTTCGCGACGCCAAGCCCGACCGCTAGGCGGATCGCGTGACCGCGCCGACGCCGAACGCCGCGCTGGCGTACGCCGTGCTTGATCAAATCGATGCGCACCCGGATAGCTGGAATCAGGAAATCTGGGACTGCGGCACGACCGCATGCTTCGCCGGCTGGGCTGTCCGACTGAGCGGCGGAACCTCCGACGGATCCGAGGTGGTCGCAGGCCCAGCCGAGTTGGTCGGCGAGCACGTCGAGTACGCGGCGTACAAGGCGCTCGGCATCGGCGAGTTCCACAACGCCTGCCAGGACGAGTGGCTGTTCGACGCCGACAACGACCGCGAGGATCTCGGCCATCTCGTTGCCGAGATCTTCGGCCCGCGCCCGGACGGTGCCGCATGAGGACCGTCTTCCGCTACGACGTGCCGGTCGACGACCGGCCGCACGAGTTCGAGCTGCGTGGCCCGCTGCTGGCCGTCGGCTGCCGCAAGGCCGATGTCGTCGAGTTCTGGGCCTTGCGGGACACCGCAGTGGTGGAGTTCGTGCGCACCTACCAGGTGTTCGGCACGGGCCAGCCGGACGTGGATGGCGTGCATCGAGGCACCGCCTACGCGGCAGACGGTCAGTTGGTCTGGCACCTGTTCGAGCTGGGCGGTGCCGCATGACCGCCCAGATGCTCACCGTCGCCCGCGCTGAGGCGCTGTTCGCCTCCACCCTATCCGCGTGCGAGCCCCACGACCGCGCCGAGCTGAAAGCGGCGATCGCCGCTGCCGTGCGGGAGTACCACGGGGTGAAGGGCTGCGCCGCGCAGATGGCGGCCGAGTTCGGGGAGCACCCGGAGCAGGCCGCGCAACGGATGCGGTGGGCGACAGCTGCCGCACGGCCGCTCACCCGGGCGGTGGCGCGGTGATCAGCAGCGAGCACGCCGTGGACCTCGTCATGCGACACGCCCTGGTCCGCGTGCACTCCGGCGCGATCGGCCACGAAGCCCACGTCATGGCCGAGGGCATCGTCATCGGCTACTGCCCGGCGCCGTCGCTGCTCATCGAGCACGCCGACGGCACCCAGTCGCCTGGTCGGTGGACCTGCCGATCACCGAGCTACCGGGGATGGCCAATGCCTGAGTACGCGAAGCCCAACACCAGCGCCGACTACCGGGCCTCCGTGCAGGAGTGCCTGGACCGTGCCCAGCGGGCGCTGGAGGTCGCGGAGGTCAACCTCGACACCCTCGCCGGAAAGATCAACGAGCTTGCCTCCGGGCCGCGCGGCGTGGACCCGGCGATCGTCCTCGGGCACGCGGAAGCGCGGACCCGGCTCGGTCAGGCGTGGGCCGAGCTCGCCGATTCGAAGGTCTGGGCGGCGGAGGCATGAGCATCGACCTGGGCTCGTACAACACCGTCGCCGACCGGATGCGCGAGTTCTTCGACCGCTACCCCGACGGCTGCCTCCGTCCCGCAGCGCCGTGGCGAGTGGAGCAGATCGGCGACAAGGCGTTCGTCGTGTTCGAAGCAGCCGCGTACCGCACCGCCGACGACCCCAACCCGGGCGTGGGCACGGCGTGGGAGCCGTTCCCCGGCCGCACGCAGTTCACCCGCGACTCGGAGTTGATGAACGCCGAGACGAGCGCGTGGGGCCGGGCGATCCTCGCCGTCGGCGCGGCCGACACCCGCAAGGGAGTCGCCTCCGCTGAGGAGGTCCGCAACCGGCAGACCCCGGACGAGCCCAGCCCGAGCGAGGCGTGGGGCATCACCCCAGCGTCGGTGCGGGGCGCCATCGCCCGGGTCGGCCGGGACAAGGGCATGGAGCCCGACGTGCTCGCTGCCGAATTCGAGCAGTGGTCGAAGGGCGTGCGTATCGGCGTGACCGAAGACGTGCGCCTGCTCGGCGAGTTCCTCAACCACTTGCAGGAGGCGACGGCGTGAACCGCTTCGAGCAAACCCGTCAGGTTCTGCTGCTGGAAGCCGCCGCCGCAGAGCTGAAGGACCGCGCGGCGCTGGTGCGCGCCGACCTGGCGGCGGCCGCGCGTAAGGAGCACGAGGAGCAGGGCAGTGCACCGACGTGGCGGTTCCAGGACGTCGGGACGTGGACGCTGCCGCTGTCCCAGCAGGCCGTGTACGTCTCCAACGACGCCGCGCTGCTGGCGTGGGTGGCCGATCGGCCGGGCTTCGACCCGACCGAGGCCATCGAGACCACCGTCCGGCTCAAGCCCTGGTACGTCGCCGAGCTCCTCCGGCAGGTCCAGGTGGCCGACGGGCAGGTGATCGACGACGTCGGCACCATCGTGCCCGGCCTGGCGATCAGGGCCGGCGGTGTGCCGGGGACGCTGTCGTTCCGTGCGGACCCGCTCGCCAAGGTCCTCGCCGGGCAGGCGGCCGGGAAGCTCGTCGACGAGCTTGCCGCCGGGCTGGGCATCGAGGTGCCCGATGAAGCGCGGTAGCCCGATGCGCCGCACACCGCTGAAGAGCCGCACCCGGTCCACCGGCCCGTCGCGGGACGTCGTCGAGGCCGTGTACGAGCGGGCGGCCTGGTCGTGTGAGCGCTGCGGGTCGGTCGTCTTCCCGGTGCGCGGCCTCGACCACCACATCCACCACCGTCGCCCACGGGCGATGGGCGGCACCGATCGCCCGGATACGAATCTGCCGTCGAACCTGCTGCTGCTCTGCCCGCCCTGCCACGAGGACATCGAGTCCCACCGCGGTGTGGCGCAGTCGCAGGGCTGGCTGGTGCCGCAGGGCGACGACCCGGCGACCGTGGCCGTCCTGCTGCGCCGCGACATCTGGCGCTACCTGACCGTCGACGGGCGGTACTCCACCACACCCCCTCGGGAGGAATCATGACGCTCCGTTCTCCGTTCAGCCCTGCGTTCAACCGCTCCGACGCGAAGCGCCTGGCCGCCGTGATGAAGGTCGTGGCCGAGCCGCAGCGGCTGCGGATCATCGCCATGCTCGCCGCGCACGGCCCGCTGACCGGCGCCGAGTTGGGCGCTGCGCTCGGCGACATCCAGCAGCCGACGATGACGCATCACCTGAACGCGCTCACGACGGCCGGGTTGATCCACGGGCGTAAGGAGTCCACGGCGATCCGCCGGCATCTCGATGCCAATGCCCTCGCTAACCTCGCAGGTCTGCTGAGTGGCGAGCGGTGAGCGCCCAGGACCCGGGTGCCGCGACCAGCCAGCAGCCGTACGAGCCGACCAGCTACCGGAAGTGCCCGGCGTGTGCGGCCGAGATCGGCGAGCCGTGCCTGTCGATGTCCGGCTGGAATCTCGGCGCCGTACTCGTAATCGCCGACCGTCCGCACGGCTCGCGCAAGCTGCGCGCCGGGGCGGTGAGCAGCTGATGGGCCTGTTCGACCGCAAGATCCACCCCGTGGTCATCACTCCGCCCGCTGACGTCATCCCGACCGAAGCCACCGCGTGGGAACGGGCGGCGATCAGCGAGATCTGGTTCGCGATCGAGCGCGCCTTCAATGAGGAGGCAAGGCGCGGTGTGGCTCACGACTTCGGTCGCCTGGATCTGGCCATGGAGATCCGCAACATCCTCATACCACCGAAGGAGCCAGTGTTGCGGCCGTCGGTGCCGGTCGTCCCGGGGCGGTCGTCGTGAGCGACGGGCCGATCACGGTGACGGTCAACCTGACCTCTGCGGCGTTCGAAGACCTGGAGCGCAGTTCCCTCGCAGAGGCGAACACCCGGACCGACGTCGTCAACCGGGCGATCGGGATCTATGCCGCCATCGGATCGGCCGCGCCCGGCGAGATCCTTTCCATCGCTGATTGCGACGGCGTGTGGCGTCGGGTGCTGGTCCTCCCGAATCGCGGCTGGCGGTTCCGCTGGTGGTGGTCGTCGTGAGCGACGACCGGGACTACCACAACCTCAAGCCGTGCGGGAACTTCCTGCCGCTGGCCATCCTGCTGACCCTGTTCTACGCGCTGCCCCGGTACGCGTACGACTGCATGAGGGGACGACCGTGACCGACGAGCAGGTACTGAAGGCTGCGGGCGCGCCGTCCGGCGAGTCCACCTCGGCGCGGCTACGGCAGGCACTGCAGGACCTCGCCGCGTCGCAGGCCGACCTGACCCGCGTCGAAACCGAGATGGCCGCCTGGCAGGGGATCTTGGACCGCGTCACGCGGGAACGCGACTCCCTGGCCCGCCGGTGCGGCGTCCGTTTCGAGGAGGCGCAGCTTCTCCGAGCCGAACTGGCCAGCGCACGCAAAGAGCTGGATCTCCTGCGCGGAGGTGCGCGTCATGGCTGACCTCCTCGACCGCACCGCCCGTCAGGTCCGCCTCGCCGGTGGGATCGTGCACGCCCTGCGCGACGCCGACAGCAGCCCGCTGGGCGGCCGCCGCTACTGGACGGTGTGCGGACGGATGCTCACCGCCGCCGAGGGTGCGGTGCTCACCACGCACGAGGTGTTCTGCTCCTGCTGCGAACGGACGATGTCGTGAGCGGTGACGTGCAGACCCGGATCGGCGTGTCGTACCTCGACCCCGAGGTGAAGGCCGCCGCGACCCGCTACCTGATCGGCTCGGGGAACGCCGACATGCTCATCCCGCTCGGCCTGGTCGACGACCCGATCGCGGCTGAACGCAACCAGGCCAAGGCGGCAGCCCAGATGCACGGCAAGGAACCCAAGCCGTTACCCACTCCCGCCCGGCCCGGCTATTGCCCGATCTGCCAGAACAAGCTCCCCGGCCACGGCGCGTGCCGCCGGTCGGGCCGGTGTCGCGAGGCCGCACGGGAGCGAGGTGAGCACGCATGACGCCCATACGGTCGTGTCGCCGGCGGCTCTGGCTGCACTTCGATGACGGCTCATCCGTGCGTGTCCTCGTCGATGAGTGCCGGTACTGGCGCCTGGCCTTCCTCGCCGGAGGTGCCCGGTGATCGAGCCGACCGACGAGATGCGCCGGGTCGTGAAGAGCCGCATGGGCATTCCCGACGGCGTGGAGCTGGACCCGTGGATGGAGGCCGCGATCGGAGATGTCCTCGCCATCGTCGAGCGGGACTACGACGTGCAGCGCCGCACGTCGCACGGTTGGCCAGCGCGCGTCTGGCCGCTCAATCGTGGCGCTCTTCATCCGCACTACTGCGTGAGCTGCTCTGACGGCCACGCGAAGGGCGACGGCTGCATCAACTGCCGACAGACCGGCTACGACCAGACACCCTGGCCGACCTGCGAGGGATGCAAGCCGTGAGCCGGGCCAAGACGCGCGTCTGCGGCGGCCTGTTCACCCCCGACCCCGACCTACCCGCCGACCACCAGGGCCGCCGGACCTGCCGGTGCGGGCTGACCGGTGAGGCAGGGGACGCACACCACACCCCGCCCGAACCGGCTGACGACGTCCAGCGGCGCGCGGCCGGCGAGAGGACGGAGGGGACGTGAACGCCTGCAAGAGCGGCAAGAAGCGGTATCGCGACGAGCGGACAGCACTGTTCGTCCTCGTCGGCCTGCGAGCCAGGCATGTCCTGCGCAGTGACAACCGTCGCCAGGAGCAGCACGCGTACCGATGCCCGTTCTGCCTCGGATGGCATTTGACGAGCCAAGCACCGAAGGGAGCCGCCTGACACCGGCCGAGACCACCCGATCGCGGCCGGGCCGCAATGGGAATACGCACGCTTCGGCAATTTGTGTGGGTGCGCGAATAGCGAATCAGAGCACGAGGTAATGGTGATCAGGAATACAGAGGAATCCGGCGCGGCGGATGGCGATTCAGCCATTCGCATGCGGCTCTACCTGGGAGAATGGTCCTGCGCGGGACGGATGCGGCTAACACCCGCCCCGCAGGCCCAATCCGTGATGCCGGAAAGGAGCCCTGGCGACATGCTGCCATGGCAACGCCCTCTGTCGCAGGACCGCAACGCCGTGCAATTCCTCACGCGCCCGGCGGTCTGCCGATGACCTGGTTCAAGGTCGACGACAAGCTTCACTCGCACAGCAAGACCCGCAAGGTACTGGCGGAAGCACCTGTCGCCCTCGCCCTCTGGGTAGTCGCTGGCTCATGGTCTTCGGACAACCTCACCGACGGGTTCGTCCCCGACCATCAGCTCCCGTGGCTCATCCCCGACGGCGCGGAAGGCATGGCGCGTCAGCTCGTCGCCGCACGGTTCTGGAAGCGGGTGAAAGGCGGCTACCTCTTCCACGAGTGGGCCGTTGACGCCGACGGAACGAAGCGAAACCCGACCCGCATCGAGGTCGAAGCCGAGCGCAAGAAGAAGGCCGAGGCGGGCCGCAAAGGTGGCCTGGCCAGCGGGAAAGCACGAAGCAAAGACGAAGCACGTGCTTCAGCACCTGCTTGGCCAGTCGTTGAACCCCCGACCCGACCCGACCCGACCTATATAGGGGGCGCTCTAGGCGGTCCACCTACGCCGGGCGCGGGCGAGCCGCCGCCCCCTCGATGCCCCGAACACCTGAACACCCCGAACCCGCCCTACTGCGGCAAATGCGCAGACGCCCGACGATCCCGCACTGCCTGGGAGGTGGCTGCTGCCATACGGCAGCGCGAGGCCCCGAAGTGCCGACATCACCGAGGACAGCTCGCCGAGAGCTGCGGGCCGTGCCGATCCGAAGCTCTCGTACGGGAGGCCTGATGACCGAGCTAGTGCGGGCGCGCTGCCGCACCCATCCCAGCGAACCCGTCTTCACCTGCCGAATGTGCCGCAGCGAAGCCATCGCCGACCGGTCCCGCGAGCCCGAGAACCTGCCCACCGCCAACTTCGCCGACCGCCCACGAGTCCGCTCCCTGCGCGGCCGGGTGCGCCGCGACGACAACGTCACCACCGTCTCCTTCGGAGGGAAGTCCTAATGGCCCACCTCACCGTGCAGAACGCCGAGATCAAGACGGCGACCGTTGAAGTTCGGACGCTCACGATCAGCGGTAAACAGGTCACGCTCGCCGTCTTTCGCCAACTGGTCGAGGAGCGATTGATGCTGCCCGACGGCAATCTGCGGGGCATTCCGTGGGGTCGAGTCAACTACCACCCCGATAGGGCTTGCTCGCACACCGGGCCGCATGGCGCGTCGGACGGCCGCACCGTATTCGACTGGTGCGAAGCCAGCCATATGCACGTCGTCTGGCAGAAGGGGACCGAGCTGCGCCGCAGCCTGCTGTGGAACGCCTGCGCATGCCACAGGCGCGACGAGGACGACGCGACCCGCACGCAGCGTCTGAGTCGACAGCGAGAGGTCTTCAGGACCATGGCTGACCTGCCTCAACTGTTCATTGCGGTCTGACAGCCGCCTCGCCGACGAAGGGACCGAAACCGCATGACCGCCGAGCCCACCCCCGCCCGCACGCCGCTCGCCGAGCGCGTCTACGCCCTGATCTTCAACGGCATCACCCACGCCTCGTCCGCGGCCATAGACGACGGCGACTGGATCCGGCTGTCCGAACGCGAGCGCATCGCCCGAGCCGTCTTCGCCGAACTGCGCGCCGGGAACATCGAGTTCCGGCTCGGACCGCTCGCCCTGCTCGCCGACGCCACCGTGGCCGAGGCACGCCTCGCCGCCGAAACGGAGGCTTCGCGCAACCCCGCCCACACCCCGTTCTGTGACGGGACATGCCGCAAGCACCCCTTGGCCAACTGCCCCGCGCAGCCTGTCGACGCTGAAACCGAGGTCTCCTGATGGCCACACCCGAGCTGACACCCTGGCTGCGCACCGTCGCGGACCCAATCGACCAAGCCCTCCTCGACGAACTCTTCGGCTATGAGGCCGCGATCGACGGAGAGTTCGCCTGCTGCCATAGCGGCCCCGCGATCGAGGAGGGCCGGTGCCCCGAGGTCGAGCCGGACAAAGTGCCGGGCGTGCGACTCGTCGGCACCCGGTACGCGCACCTGCTCGGCTACCGCGAGGAATGGCGGCCGACGCCGTGACCGACCTGCGCGACCAGCTCGCCGACTTCGAAGCCGCCGCCCGCCGACTCACCGGCCGACCCGAGCCGATCCCCGTCACTCGCGCCAGCGACCTCGGAGCGCTCCTGCGCGATCTACGCCACCGCGCCGGCCTCAGCCAGCGCACCCTCGCTGGACTCGCCCACGTCTCGAAATCGGGGCTGTCCGCCCGCGAGCAACGCTCCGGCATGACCGCCGGCGCCCTCGTCGACCACGCTCGGGCCCTCGGCTACACGCTCGCCTTGGTGCCGCTCACCCCCGACCGGAGGACCGCATGACGCAACCGATGACGCCCGGCCACGCCTGCGTGAGCTGCGGGCAACCGGACACCGGCAAACGCTGCAACCACGTCTGGGACGAGCACGGAGCCTGTCGGAACTGCTCGGCCATCGACTTCGACCAGGCTGACAACTGGCGCCCGCCGTCCGCCCCGTCCAGCGCTCCGCTGGCGGCCGAACAGCCCCCGGTGGGTGGTAGCGGATGGGTTGAGGTCGAAGAACGCCGCACACGGCGAACCACCGGCAGCCCACGCGAGCCTCACCCGGGCCAGTTCTTCTGGGGTGAGAGCTGATGACCCTCGCCGACCAGATCATCGAGCACGGGCCGTACGCCCAGGACTACCTGATCGGTCCCGGCTTCGCTGGTCCTCTGCGCTGGCTGCGCGCAGCCGAGCTCAACGAGCTCCGCGACGAGCTGATCGCCGCACGGACGGCACGGGAGCGCCAGCAGCGGTTCCAGGTCGAAGCCGGAGCCATCGGCGAGGACGGCCAGCTCTGGCTCACCTGCGACCGATGCGGCCACCTGGTCGTCGTCAGCGACGAGCCGCTCACCCTCGCCGAGCTGAACCAGCACGCCGACGAACACACGGAGGAATGCCGGTGAGCCCGCTGATCCTGCCCCTGACGATCACCCTGGCCCTCGTGGCGATTGCGACCGGCATCAGCATCGGCGATCGGCTCACCGAACGCCGCCACCGCGCCGACCTGATCCAGCAGGCCGCCGTGATCCGAGGCCAAATCGCCGCACGGATGGGAGACCGCCGATGAGCCTCGACCAGATCCGCGACTACGCCGACGAACTCACCCAACCCCACATCAACCGCGAGCCCTACACCATCTGGGATGGCCAACGACACCGGAAAACCCACCACCACGTCACCGTCGAACACGGCCTACTCCGCCAGCTCTACAACGCCGCCATCATCCCCACCATCACCGGCACCGACGAGGGCGGCGGCACC